GAAGTTTCTATAAGTGACGACAGTACTCCCACATCAAATTCTAATATATCATCTATAACTAATTCATTTACTCCCACGCCAAGTTCTAATATATCATCCATAACTAATTCTTTTACTCCCACACCAAGCGAATCTATTAGTGATACTAGTAGCTCTTCTTCAAGTAGTTCTTCAAGTAGTACTTCAAGTAGTACTCCTATTAGTTCTTCAAGTAGTTCTTCAAGTAGTACTCCTATTAGTTCTTCAAGTAGTACTCCTATTAGTTCTTCAAGTAGTTCTTCAAGCAGTACTCCTATTAGTTCTTCAAGTAGTACTTCAGATAACTACATAATCACAAATTTAGAAAAAGATTTTAACAAAATTAATTGTGAAAATGAAAACTTTTATTCCAGCAATTGTAATAAATTTTTACTTAAAAAAGAACTTTTAGAGAGAAATGATTTAATGAGACATCCTGAAGAATCTCCTTATCTTTATCCAAATTTAAATGACCCAAACTTCAATGTTAAAATTGCTAATAAAAAAGAATTTAATGACACTAAATATGACGGGCAAATTCATAATAACATTAAAGAACACGCTGATATGTTAGCAAACGCGGAATATGAATTACAACCACATCAGGCATTTGTTAAAAATTTTATGTCATTTCAAACACCTTATAATAGTTTATTACTTTATCACGGTTTAGGTTCTGGCAAAACTTGTAGTGCTATTGGCGTTTGCGAAGATGCAAGAGACTTTATGAAACAAACAGGAAGTAATAAGAGAATTATTATTGTCGCAAGTGAAAACGTTCAAGATAATTTTAAATTACAATTATTTGATGAGAGAAAATTGAAGCTGGTTGATGGTATTTGGAATATTCGTGCTTGTACTGGCAATAAGTTATTAAAAGAAATTAATCCCGTTAATATGAGTATTCCTAAGGAAAAAGTGGTAAGTCAAATTAAAAAATTAATAAATAATTATTATATATTTTTAGGTTACGGACAGTTCGCAAATTATATAATTAAAACAATGAATTATGATGAAGAATTAAATAAAGAAAAAAATAAATTAAATAAAGGAGATAAAGAAAATAAGACACAAACATTTAAAGATATTAAAATCAAATTAAATAATAGAATTATTAAGAGGCTACGTAACGAATTTAATGGCAGGCTAATCGTGATTGATGAAGTCCATAATATACGTAAAACAGACGATAATGAAAATAAAAAGGTCGCCATCAACCTTGAACTACTTGTTAAATCCGCTGAAAATCTGCGACTTTTACTTCTCTCTGCTACTCCAATGTATAATAGTTACAAAGAAATCATTTGGCTTTTAAACCTTATGAATACAAATGATAGACGTGGTAGAATAGAAGTAAAGGATGTTTTTGATAAAAATGGTAATATAAATAAAAAAGGTGAAGAAATTTTAATCCAAAAAGCTACAGGATACGTTTCCTTTGTTCGTGGTGAAAATCCATATACGTTTCCTTATAGTGTTTACCCTGATGAATTTGCGAAAGAACATACGTTTCCTTTTATTAGCTATCCATCATACCAGATGAACCTAAAAAAAATAAAACACGAAGATAAAAAACGAATAATAAGTTTATATTTAAATAAAATCGGCAATTGTGACAATTGTGGTAGTTGCCAATATTGTAACTATAGATATATTATTTATAATTTGAGAAACAAAAAATTTTCTATTACGACAAAAACTGGTGTAGTTAAAGATATGCCAAGTTTTGAAAATATGGAATCGTTTGGATATACACTGCTTCAAACGCCTTTAGAATCACTTATTATATCTTATCCAGTTCAAGGATTAAAAAATATATTAGATAGTATTAATAAAGATACATATTCGGAAGAATTTTCACAAAGCTTTTCTGAAACAACTCCAATAGAGAGTGAAGAAGAGGAAAAAACTAGTAATATTAATTCTGTAGAGAGAAAAGATGAAGAAGATGAAGAAGATGAAGAAGATGAAGAAGATGATTCACTAACAAGTATTTCTTCAGTAAAAGGTGGCGCAAAGACACAAATTGATCCTCACGATTTAACAGGCAAAAAAGGACTAGAGAGAATGATGAATTATGTTGACGAAAAATCACCACCGCAAAAAGGTGACTACGAATATAAAAAATCGACAATAGATAATTACGGCAAAATTTTTTCACAGGATTTAATCGGAAAATATAGCTGGAAAATTCAATCTATATTAGATAACATTTTTAATCCAAACACACAGAAAGTAAGCGACGGTATTATACTCATATATTCACAATTTATAGACAGCGGATTAATTCCTGTTGCTCTTGCTCTTGAAGAAATGGGATTTACTAGATACGGAGAAAACGTAAAACCTTTATTTAAAAGTAAGCCCAGTGAAATAGTAGATGTAAATACGATGAAACCGCCAAAAGATAAACAATTTTCTCCAGCTCGTTATTCAATGATTACAGGTGACCCAAGATTATCTCCTAATAATGATTTTGAAGTGAAAGGATTAACTGGTGAAGATAATAAAGACGGCAAAAAAATAAAAGTTATTTTAATATCTAAAGCAGGTTCAGAAGGTATTGACTTAAAATATATTCGTCAAGTTCACATATTAGAACCGTGGTATAATATGAATCGCATAGGTCAAATTATTGGCCGTGCTGTACGTAATTTTTCGCATAAGGACCTACTTTTCGAACACAGAAATGTAGAAATTTTTATGTATGGAACAATTTTAGAAGATAATAAAGAAGAAGCTGCTGATTTATATGTTTATCGCGTTGCTGAATATAAAGCCGTACAAATTGGCAAAGTTAGTCGTATATTAAAAGAAACATCTGTTGACTGTATAATTAACCATGATCAAACCAATTTTACGCAAGAAATGATAACTAAATCCCTAAAAGAACCTGTTACACAAATTTTATCGGATGGAACAGTTTTAAATAATTTTAAAATTGGTGATGCACCTTTTTCACCTGCTTGCGATTATATGGCTAGCTGCGACTATTCTTGTATACCAGACAAAAATATAGACGAAAATAACTTAAATGAAGATACTTATGACGAACATTTCGCTATAATGAATTCCGAGAAGATACTACAAAGAATTCGTATGCTTATGAAAGAAAGTTTTTTTTATAAAAAAGATATATTAATTAAAGCCATAAGAACACCAAAAGAATATCCATATATCCAAATTTATTCAGCGCTAACACAGTTAATAGAAGACAATAATGAATTTATTGTAGACAAATATGGTAGAAACGGTAGGTTAATTAATATTGGTGATTATTATTTATTTCAGCCTGTTGAATTGAAAAACAAAAACATTTCTATATTTGACAGATCTATTCCAATCGATTATAAACATTCTATGATTAATTTTGAAATTAGTAAAGATATAGAGAAGCAAGGCATAAATAAAAGAAACGATAACAGGTTAGATGAAGAAAGATTTTTAGAAGGCAAAAAATGTGTTGAGGAAATAGTTAGTAATTTAGATATTAGCAAAACTTTTTCGAAGGCGGCAAAAGTACCGAGAGGCGACGACAACTGGTACAAGCATAGCGGCATTGTTATGCAGAAATTTGCGAAAATGTATCCAGAATCAAAGGGTGATTTGCTTATAACGTTTTTAATAGAACATAGCATTGAATTGCTTTTATTTGATGAGAAAGTGGAACTATTAAATTATATTTATTCTTTACATACTATTAAAAATGGAACTACAGAATGGTTTATAAAAAAATATTTTGATAATAATATAATTGTTACACCAAATATCAAAGCGATTATTATGTATAGGTTAGATAAAAGAATTATTATGATATTAAATGAAAATAACAAATGGGCAACAGCAGAACCTGAAGACGAAAGAGAAATTGCTGCTTCAAACGAAGGCAAAAAATTGTTAACATATAAAATAGATGAATATAATAAAGTAGTTGGTTTTATTGGATACGAAAAAAGTAACAGATATTTAGTATTTAAAACAAAAGACCTTACTTCTAAACGCGACACAGGCGCACGATGCGATGAAGCTGGTAAAAATAAAACTATGAAATTAATTAATGATATTATTGGCGAAACTAAGTATACGAATGAAACGACAAAGGTTGAAAAAGATGAGGACGGAAATATAATTAGAGAGGCTATAGGACATACAGAACTTTGTGTTTTACAAGAATTTATTTTGAGATATTTTAATTTAATGAGGAAGGACGGAAAAAAATGGTTTTTAAATCCTGAAATGGCTATATTTTTTAAGCTTTACACTGTAAATATTTAATAATTTCATTTAATTATATTTTTAAAATTGAAAGAAAATATAATTAAAAGATTATATGTATATAATTTATAGTAATGGACGCTGCTATTTTAAAACCTATACAAAAAAAACCTAAAAGAAAAGAAACTAGATTACAATCTATATATTCTAGATGTTTAATTACTAGAAATATTGTATTGCCTATAACTTCTATCGGTAAAAATATTCACGATAATATTGAAAAAAATATACAGGCTTCTTTTGAAGGTAAATGTGTAGTAGAAGGATATATAAAACCTAGCTCTTCTAAAATTGTAACGCATTCAAGCGGATTAGTTGTAAGAGGAAATTTAATATCGTTTGAAGTTGTTTTTGAATGCGATGTTTGTTTTCCAGTTGAAGGTATGTTAATCTCTTGCGTAGCAAAAAATATTACAAAAGCTGGTATCAAAGCAGAGAGTGCTAGTGATATTCCTACACCTATTATAGTATTTATTACAAAAGACCATCATTTTAATTCTCCGCAATTCTCAGAAGTTCAAGAAGGTGAAAAAATTAATGTAAGAGTTATAGGTCAACGTTTTGAGTTAAATGATAAATATATTTCAGTGATTGGAGAACTAGTGAAAGACAAAGAATTCCCTTTAAGGGTGCAAAAACAACCACAGAGTACTAAGCCTCGCATTGTAATTGAAGATTAAAGCCAAATATTTTATATTTTATATTTTATATTTTATATTTTATTGAAGCAAAATAAAAATATATTAACATAATTTAAACACATAATACATAATTATATATTTATAGT